GCAAGGCAATGGGGAATTTCAGAGACAGATTTTATGGAGACAAAGAAACGCTCGGAAGCTGAAAAGTTAAGGATGTCGAGGTAAACATGAACTCTCAGGATATGATAAAAAATATTATTGACCTTCGTAGGTCTAAGTGGGACAAAGAACATTCAAAACCAAACGAAGGTTTTTTCGTTTTCGACCCCGTTCCTGACAGTAAGGTTTATCTCAAGAGAACAGACTACAGCGATGCAAGCATTCGCCCTGATTATGTGATGTTCTTTATCAGCGAGGAAGATGACGACCCCCGTTCGGGGATGATGTACTGGTCAAGTAAGTATCAGGCCACTCCGATTATTGCTGGGGTAGACCCGTTCTGGCCGGAGGGAATGAAACCCAATTCAGAGGGACACTACGTATACATCGACTCTATACTGGTTAAGGTTCCCCTGATGATTTGGCTGGACAAGGTTAAGGAAGACCGGGGAAAGTACGACAAGGCGGCTGATAACCTTCACAGATCATTTAGAGCAGAGGCCGATGGGGCGGGGGCCGGGATGACGGACAAGGAACTTGGCTTTTAACTTCTTTGTGTTTAGGTCTCCTATGTCTTTTAACAAATAGGAGAAGAAATGGCTACGATGGGATTTAGATATGAAAGTGGGCCAGTTGAGATAAGCAACTTCCCGGAGGATACTACTTCCGGTAGTTTCCAGAAGGGCGACCTTGTTGCTCTTTCGTCCGGCGAAGTTATACTGGCCGCCGGGTTTGTTGACTTGCTTGGCGTGGCTCAGAAAGACGCTACGGGTACCGTGAGTACCAGTATTCCTGTTATGATTATCAATCCGCTTCAAAGGTGGATTGTTGAGGGTGATACTACGACTGCCGCTACTCAGGTCGGTGGTCAGTACGCCGTGAATGTTACCGCTGGTTCGCAGTCGGTTGACCTCGCCAGCACTACGACCGATGGTGGGGTGGTTATCGAGGCCCTTGACACTAGGGACGGTGCGCATACCGGTTCTGGTGGCAGACTGGTTGTTAGGTTTGCTAGCGGTGCTTGTATTATGGACGGAGGAGGGGCCGGTTGAGGCCCGTAGGGTATACAGGAGATAAACAATGAGTATAGTAAGAATTGACTGGGATACGAGTACTGGTAGGGAAACCCTACGGAATGTTGTTCGCACCACCTATAACACCACCGAAAGGGAAGCGGTCGTAGAGTGGAAGGAACTATTTAAGGACGAAAAGACCGAGGACTATGATACGGTAGTCCAGAGGCTTGCTGGCCTGGGGGCGATGACCAGGACGTATGAGGGCCAGAATTATCACATTGATACCCCCAAGTACGGTTCGACCAAGACCTACACGCAGATTAAGTTCACCAACGGTTTCCGTATCACAGAGGAAATGCAGAAGTTTAACAGGATTGGTCTGATGAAGACCCTTACTTCCAGCTTGGCTCAGACCATGCAGGAAGGCAAGGACATTGAACTCGCTAAGATGTGGAACAATGTTTCATCGACCACCTATGCCGCCGGGTTTGACACTCTGGCTATCGCTTCTGCTTCGCACACTCTTCTTGATGACGCGGGGACTACGTATGACAACTATCTCGCTGGCGACCTGACCGTTGCTAACATTGAGTCTGCCCTGTTCTATTTCGATAATGTTTATGACGACCAGGGTAATCAGTTCCCGCATATTCCTGGGATGCTTTATGTTAATCCTTATCTCAGGATGAAGGCGTACAAGATTCTCAAGAGCGACAACCAGGCTCTTGAAATGTCCAACACCATTAACGCTTTCAAACAGTATGACCTGAAGCCGTTTATTTATCACAGACTGTCTTCGTCTACGGCGTGGGGTATGCTGGGTCAGAAATCAAACAAGAACTTTGGCCCCGTTGTGTATACCTCTCAGGAACCGGAACTCAGGACGAAGGATGCCCCTGATTCTACTAGGGACATCATAGTCACTTCCGGTCAGATGTTTATTTATGGTTGCCCCGACCCTAGACTGGTCTACGTCGGAAATATTTAACTTGAACAAAAACGTGGGGCTGGGAGTTTCTCGGCCCCACGGATTCCTACTTATTGTAGGAAAAGGAGTTTAACAAATGACGATTTCCCCCGATGGGCTTTATCAGTATGGTGGGGCACCCGTAGGCGGTTCTCTGTGGGCTTCTCCGTGGTCTAAGGTTCTGTTTGTAGACGGAGTTAGCGGGAAGACAGGGAACTCCGGGGAACGCCCCGATGACGCTTTTTCGACTATTGCTTTGGCTACCGCCAAGGCTAAGACTGGTGATGTTATTTATATCCGGCCCCTTGATTATGCCATTGGTCACGGCGTTGAAAGATACGCGGAAGACGTGTCCATAACCATGACCAATACGGGCCTCAATTACGCTGGGACAACCACGTTCCCCTTGGTTCAGCCTTCCAATATCTCTATAATTGGTTGCGCTCACAAGACTAACGCTCAGTATGCCGTTAGGTGGAAACCCGCGACGGCTACCGCCCTGACCAACACTTCTCCCAATCTTCACGTTGAGAACATTGGTTTCTTTGCCGAAGACCTTCTTGCTATTTCTCTTCTGAGTAATGGTGTGACTGACACCCAGCGCGGTATGGACGGAACCAGTTTCTACAATTGCGAATTTAGGGGTGGTGGGTTTACGGCGGCTGACGGGGGGACGGCCCTGACCATTGACCATTGTCGTTTCCTTCCTAAGTACGACGGTGCGGTTGGGAGTGCGTTCACCTACACCTGCAACACCAATCCCGGTAGACAGTTCACCATGCGCAATTGCGAATTTCTTGAAGGAAACGGGACTGTTTGTAGTGATTCTGTTCTTAATCTCACGGGTACCATTACCGAAGTGTTGATTAGGGACTGTTATTTCCCGCAGGTTCCCACGGGCGGTGCGTACATCGTGGCTGGTGCCTCGGTCGAAGGACTGTTGGCTAATTGTCACTTTGCTACCGCTGACCTTAGTACGACTGGCATTGAAGAGGGTGGCCTTATTTGTGCCGGTATGTACGACTTGACTGGTATTCAGACTTCTGTTTAACAAACAATGGAGAGCGGGGTCTTAACCGGCCCCGCTACTCCGATAATTACGGAGGACGGATGGAAATTATAATTCGGGGCAACGCCAAGTTTGGAAGGACTCGCTCTGAACAGGAAGAAAACCTTCGCAAGGAAGGCATGAGAAGCCTAAGCGATGAACAGTTGGACAAGTGCAAGTTCATCGAAAGAAAGATTCAAGAAGCAAGTGGCTCTAAGGACAACGTTGTCGGCCAACACATTATTGGTGGAGACAGCGGGATAAAGACTGGAAGTTAAATGGCCTTTTTAATAGACTGGAGATGTCCAGAATGCAAGTGGGTGGAAGAAGATATTCCAACGTCCATAAAAGAAAAGACCTGTCCAAGGTGCGGGAGAAAGATGGAAAAGATATATTCACCGTCTACGGTTATATTCAAGGGAAAGGGATGGACTCCTAAGTTTTGCAAATGAAAAAGATAGTCGTCTGTATGCCAATCAACTGGGCCTATGTTCCCACGTTGTTTTTTATATCGGCAGTAAAAATGCTTTCCTTCGCCCGTAATGACTACGAGATTGTTATGGCTATCTCCAACGCGACGTTGATAGAGAAGATGAGGGAAGAGTTGGCTAAGGTGGCTATGGACAACGGGGCCGACTATATAATGTGGCTAGACGCTGACCAAGTGTACCCAGAAGATACGATTGTCCGACTGGTTGGACACCTTGAGAATGGTAAGCAGATAGTCGGGGGAATGACCCCACACAAGAACGACGGGAAACCTATGGTGTGGAAAGAGGGAAACTCTTTTGGGGCGGGGATAAGAGACAAGGAAATACAGCCCAAGACCGGAATGCAGAAGGTATACTCCATGGGGTTTGGTGGTGTTGCGATGACCGCCGAAGTTCTCAATACCATTCATTATCCTAGGTTCCAGATGAAGTGGGACGATGAACTCAAGGGAATGATAGGCGAAGATTTTAGTTTCTATTCTCGCTGTAAAAACGCGGGGATAGACGTTTGGTGTGATACTGATTTGGTTTACGGGCACCTGATTACATATCAAGTGTCACTTAACGATAAGTTATACTCTTAACGGAGGGAAAGATGGCTAACGATGTAACTGGTCTTGTGTGGCACTTAGATACGGTGGGGGTGGTTAGTTCGACGCCTGTGCATATGAAAAAGGTAGTGCTTAATATCAATGCCGCCGCCGACGCGGTTCTTATGAACTACTGGAATAGGTATTCCGGGGATACAAGGTCAACGGCTGACGGTGCCACGACTACCACGTCGGGGACTAATACCATAACTTCTACCGGTGCGTTTACTGCGGCCAAGGTTGTCGTGGGGGACATTATAGAAATAACCCATTCGTCTACCGGGAACAATGTTGGTAGTTATGTGGTTATCACGCGCACCAATGATGACGCGATAGTAATTGCTGGGACGTTGACAAACGAGGCGAGTGCCACGTATACCTTTAAGATTTACAAGGGACACCGCGCTGTTTATATTCTTTCTCCGGGTACAGAAAAAGCGCAGACGGAGATGGACTTCAATGAAGGGGTAGACTATCCAAACCTTGCGTTGTACACGCTTACATCTAGTGCGACCGTTGATATCTATGTGTAATAATGGGTACCCCGACTTCGGCCAATAAGTTCTCTGACGCTGGTAATTCCAGATGGAGAAATTGCGTTTGGTGTGGTTCTAACGCAAAGACGGCTATTGTATACTTTGATTCAGGGTCGGTGTCCCCGACCGTGGGAGAGACAATAACCGGTGCAACATCTGGGGATACGGCTGTCATAGTAAAAGTTGGCAGATTGTCTGGAACCTATGCCGGGGGAGACGCCGCCGGGTATGTGGAACTTTCGTCCCCGACCGGATATGACCAAGACACGTTTGAGATATTCTCAGATAACGAAGAGTTGAACGGTTCAACGTCTGGGAACTCGTTTGCCACCGTTGACCTAGTTGGTTCAGTCACGTCCAATGGGACGATGTATCCCGAGGGGGACATGATTGAGGAAGACGGTAAATGGTATTGCAAGTTTCATTTCAGGTGGCGATTTAACAATGAATGGAAGAAAGAGTTCATTTACGAATCACACGAAGGAGATAGGCGAGAATGAAGTTTAAACTCAAGGGAGACCGTATTCTGTTGTTTTGCGACAAGGTAGAAGAGAAGAAGATAGGGATGATATATACCCCCGACACTCACTCCGAACCTACAAGGATAGCCACGGTCATAGACGTGGGGGACGAAGTTAAGGATTACCACGAGGGAGACCGAGTTGCCATTTCCTTTTATACCGGGGTCAAGGTTTACTTCATGGGAAAGAAAGTTTACGGGGAAGATTCTCACCCCGAGGCGCACAGGATTGTTAGAGAGATAGAGATTCTAAGCGGAATAGTCGAAGAATAGGGAGACCGCCATGGGAAGTCTTGGGTTTGATGATTTAAAAGAACAGGTACAGTTCCGCATGGGTAGATTGGCACAAAGTACTACCGATGGATTGACTTCTTCTGGGCCGAATAACCTAAACATGTACGGAATCTGGGTGAACGAAGCATACAAAGAGATATGTTCATCCGAATACTTTATGAACATACCCAAGAAAATGATTATTCCAGATTTAGAATATTCAACTACGGAGACGACTACGGCGGGGACTCCGTATATCGACGTTCCGTCCAGCGCGTTGATTATTAGAAAGGTAATGGACAGCACCAACGGAAGCAAGTTGAGTTGGATTTCTTGGAGAAAGTATATAGCTTATACGGATAGGGCCGACTCTGGTTCTCGCGGGACACCAACCAACTGGGTACACGGGACTGGAAAGATATATCTTCACCCGACTCCAGACGCCACCATTACCGAGGAAGTGTTCTACAAGAAACTTCCGGGAGACCTGACCGGCTCAGAGACCACGGTTATAGGTTCGGAATGGGACTTGATAATCGTTAGGTTAGCCGCCCTTAACGGAATGACCGCCCTGGGAGATTACGTCAACATTAAACCGCTCAAAGAAGAAATAATAGAGAAGGCTACTGGTATAATACATTCTTATTACATGGAGGGATTTGACAGGAACGAATCGTTTAGGCCCGACCCGGCTTATATGCCAATAGGTAGATAACGTGGCAAAACAATTATATTCCGTCAAGCCCTTGGCTCACCTTCTCCATTCGGAAGCGGCTGGGTTGAACAGTAGTCCAGTCGCGGGTCAATTCCCGATGAAGAACGTTAGGGTTAACTCCGCTAGGATTGAACGACGCTGGGACAGTTCTGTGTATAGAACATTCGACGATGGAGACGTGATACAGTCTGTCCCGATGTACAGAAAGGAAGACGGAACCTATGCGGCCCTTGCGTTGACCGGAACGGACTTGTGCCAAGTTAGAACCGGAACCAGCGAAACCTATTCTTATCTGACAGATACATACATAACAGGAACCATATCAAACATAACCGGAGCGGTTATAACAGGGACAAGCACCGCGTGGAGTTCAAGTGGGTTAGCGGCGGGAGACAAGTTTATACTTGAGGACGACCTTACTCCCAAGGGAGAACCGGACGCAACGTGGGCGACTATTCTGACGGTTGACTCTGATACTCAGATTACATTGACGGCAAGCTATACTGGAACTACCGGGGCGTTGACTACGGAAAAGTATAGGGCGAGAAAGGTATACACCTGCCCTGACGGAGAACGGTGGTCATACGCCACGGTTGCCGGGAAGTTCTGTTTTTCTAATGGTAACACTCTTGTTCAATATTGGGGCGGGGACGACCCTGAGATAACCAGTCCGGCCACGGATAACTTCGCTACGGACTTGAACGCTACGTATGCCAAACAAGCCAAGTATATGCTCGGGTATGCCGGTAGACTGTGGCTGGCGAACACCTATAACGAATCTACGGCTATCCAAGACCAATGGCTATTGAGAGGTTCGGCGTATGGAGACCCGACCGATTTCACGACCGAGGGACACAAGGATTATTCGTTCTATGAATCCGAGGAACCGATAACTGGGCTAGGGATTGTGGGGTCTTATCTGATAGTTTACAAGCGAACACAGTACCACCTAGCGCACCAAAGCGGGGTAGACGCTGACCCGTTGCAGTTCTCTAGCCACAAGAAGGGCGTGGGACTGTACGCCCCGTATTCATTGGTACACGCGGACGGGACTAACTTGTGGCTTGGTGCAGACGACTTCTATAGGATGGAAGCGGACACGGCGGTATCCATTGGTGGGCCAGTTAGGAAAGTGTTCTTTGACCTGATTGAAGAGGATGACCTGAAAAGGGTTGTCGGGGTGAACAACAACCTGTTCTCTGAGGTTATTTGGATAGCGACAACTACTTCTGGACAGTACGTGTTTTCGTATAACTACAAATACAACGAGTGGAGTCCGTATACGTTTACGGACAACCTTACAGGCATTGGTGGGTTTGGATTATAGAGGAAAGAAATGGCCCTAGTAATTAAATCCGTAACACCCGTAAATGCTCTGGTTGGTCTGGCGTTCGACTCTGGTTCTGTAGAACCGACAGTGGGGGAAACCGTAACCGGGGCCACGTCCACGGACACAGCAATCGTTTATAGCGTTACCCTGTCTTCCGGTTCATGGGCGGTTGGGAACGCGGCTGGAAATCTTGTTCTGATATCTCCGACTGGATACAAGGCTGACTATTCTATATTCGCGGACAATGAATTACTGAATGGTTCAACTGCCGGCAATAACTTCGCCACGGCAAACGGGACGGGAACGGTAGAGACGGAAAACTTGGGAGAGACGGCTACTGTTTATTATGTCCCGACTGCGGCAAGCATATTGACCGGGAACATGTTTGACGTTGGGGAAACCGTAACTGGAGAAACCAGCAAGGACACGGGAGTCTTTTCTAAATATCTAACCCCGTCCAGTAATTCTTATTGTATTTCCCTTAGTAGTCCGACTGGGTATACGGCGTCTTTGGAAATATTTCAGAACGGGGAATACTTAAAGGGTTCCGTAAGTGGGACAGTGGGGACGGTTCAGGGGATTGGGGAAGTCCAGCGCGGGACAACCGTATTTAACGTCATTAAATATACCGATTCATCTCACCAGAAGATTATCGTTAAGAGAAAGGTTGGAGGAGGTTCATGGACAACCTTAAAGACCCTTCCCGCCGTAAACACTTCGGCAGACCAATATTACGTAGACTATAACATACACGGTTCCGAGTCTTATTATTACAGATTAGAATACCAGAGTTTGCTGACGGGTTCTCCGGTTACGTCAAATATTGTGTACACCCCACCCATGGATGTCTCTGGTTTTGCGGTTGACCAAGCGTTGACTACTGTCTATTGGAATGGCAAGACAGCAACGTTAGTATGGGAAAACCCGGCTGTCTACACAAGTCTAACCTATGGATGGATGGTTAGCACAGACCTAACAGAGGCGTGGACGGATACAACTATTGGGGGTACCCTGGAGACCGTAGACGTAACCCTTCCGAACGAGAACACGTCCTATGACTTTAGGATAAGGGCCTACGATTCCACAACTGGATTGTATTCCAACTGGGTCATGTTGGCCGACCAGACCAGCGGGATGATGGCTCCGACTGAGTTGACCGCCACGGCGACAAGCACTCCGGGGCAGGTTGACCTGACGTGGATAGACAATTCCATAGCAGAGGATGGTTTCCAGATATACGTGGATGACGTGTGGAATAGCAACGTTACGGCCCACGCCAGCACTACGAATCTATTGGTTCAGGCGAGCGTGACCGGACTGACCACGGCCACGTCGTATAGGTTTAAAGTTAGGTCAAAGAACGGGATAAACTATTCCGAGTTTACCGCGGCGGTTACGGTTGTAACCGCGACACCGCCCGACGCTAGGCCACAGATAGGTTCGGTGACTGTTAATAGTGACTCTAGTTTAACGGTGACGTGGACAGACACGTCTACCAATGCCACATCGTATTATATTTATCGTTCCGAGGACGACACGGAAGTGTTGAATGACGGGGGATTAGAGAGTTGGTCAAGCACGACTAACCTTAGAAACTGGGCTGAAACATTAGCTGGGACATCGACAATCACCAAAGAAGCAACGGAGATAAACGTTAGCGGGGACGGACTGTATTCCGCTAAGTTTACCGTGGATTCCAGCAATAGTTTAGCCAAATTCACTCAGTCGTATACGCTGATACCTGGAAAGACTTATTCATTAAAGTGGATGCAGAAAACGGCGGCACTTGGAAAGTTTAAGTTCTTGCTTAGGGATTCCACCAGTACCTATTGCTTGGGAAGTGACGGTGAATGGGATGAAGCACAAACGTGGGTAGAAGTGACCGGGACAACCGATTGGGACGACTATGTTATTTCGTTTAATCCGCACATAGATATTGTGGACGCCGGGGTCACGGAGAATCCAATAACCGACTATGTATTGGAAATCGGGGCGACTGGGGCGTCTACCATAAACTACATAGATGATATTAAGATTATTGTGTATGGCAGTTCGGAGACCCCGGCATACGCGGCTATAGGGTCTGTCTTGGCCGGGGTGGGGACATATACAGATACGTTGCTGACGGATAACACTAAATATACCTATAAGGTCAAGGCATATACTACGGGTGGGTGGAGCGACCCGTCTAGTTCATGTACGGGATTAACTAGCCTAGACTTGGATTCACCGACGGAGTTGACTGCCACGGCGGAATCGAATACTCAGGTTAAACTAACATGGACGGATAACGCCAGAAGCGCGGACTACCATTCCATAGAGAGGAAGTCCAGCACGGGGACATACTCCGAGGTGGGGACGTTATCCACGGCGGCGGCCACTCCTGATGAATATACCGACGGTAGTTTGTCTGCTGGGGTTGAGTATACGTGGAGAGTTAGGGCGAGATACGATTGGCCGGAATGGTTGCCTACTTCGGCTGGGTATGAGTATGGGGAGTATTCCGCCCCTGTTTTAAAGACCCTGCAAGTTGTTAATAGTGAAGCAGTTAAGTGGGGACAGATATACTTTGCCATGGGTAGATATCTGTGTATTGCTTCGGATGAACCGATAAACACCATGACGTGCGACTGGATTAGCAAGCCGATTGATATGGACTCCGGCGGGATGTTAAAGACCGTGGATAAGGTTATCCTTGAATATGAGGACAAGGACACGGATGTCCCGATATCCATAAACATAAGTTTAGACGGTGGGATAAACTTCAATCAGAGTATCTTGAGAACACTGGGTACGGGGGACAACGCAAGCAAGACGGCAGACTTCTGGTTTGAACCTATGACTGCCAAGAATTTCGTGGTAAAGATTAGTACAACTTCGGCATTGAAGTTCTCTTGGACTGGGTTATTGTTAAGGTTCTATATTAGGTCTGAAAGTTTCGAGATGGAATAATGGGTGTAGCAGGTTCGGTAGAGTATCCATTCCCGCCGGGGAAGACCGCCACGACGGAAGAGATAGCACAATATCTCTTGATGTTGTATAACGCACTCAAGAGTTCTAGTTATGGACTGGAACAGAATATCACCGCCGCTCAACACGGGGAGTTCTGTTATTGGATTAAGGACACCAATGGAGTCACCTATACCACCGGGAACGTGGGGATAGGAACGGCGTCGAGTGCAACCGATGACTTGACGGTCAATCACCTGATGACCTTGACGGGGGTTTCGGCGGCCCCGGTTTTTACCATACAGAACGCGTCGAATACGAATACGCTAGACCCCGTTATCAAGTGGGCGGTGGGGGCCACCCCGACGGTAAAGTGGACAATGGGGGTGGATGATAGTTCCTCTGGAGATAACTTTATTTTATCCTATTCGTCTAGTTTGGGTGGCGTTGAAAACATAACGGTACAACAAGGGACAGATGGAGTTGGTGTATATAATAGTCTTAGGGTTGGTTCTTCCGCTCATCCTAGAATATATTTCTGGGATACGGACTCAAACCACGCTTTTTGTCTTGCGATGGGAGAATCCGGTCATAGATTTGGTATAAATTGGGACAATGTAATCGGGACATATACCGATGTAATGATGTCGTTTGACCCCGATAATAATAGAATAGGAATCTACAATACTTCCCCGGCGTATACCCTAGATGTCACAGGGATTGTTAACGGAACCCTTCTTAGAACCCTGCACACCACCATAGATAATTATGAAATTACCATTGATAGTGTTGTAGCCAAGATATATATGGGAGAATCTTCCAACGCTTTTATGAATTGTGGACTAACTATTAATCAGACCAGTTATGACAATGAAATATTGTGTCTTAAGTCCACGGACGTAGCCCACGGGATGACTACGCACACCGAAACAGATTCTTACGGTGCCTTTTGGAAATATAACGCTACCCGTGGCGGGTTGGCTATTGAAGGATATACCGAGTTAACAGTTGGGGCTAAACTGGGTGGACATTATGTTACTGGAGATACTACCAAGACAACCACTTCTTTAGGTGGAGTCGAAATATCTGCTTTTAAAAAGAGTGGAACATCGGCCTATGGGGATTCAGCGGCAGATGAAAACATTGTCCACATGCTTTGTTATCTTGGGGGTGCGGCGTCTACTAGGTGGATACTTGACTCCGACGGGGACACGTGGCAACCCGGTTCCGTGACGGCCACCCAAGGTATATTCAATATTGCCATTGGTACCCCTCCGTTAGTTATAACGTCTACAGAGAGGGTTGTTAATCTTAACGCTGACCTTCTTGACGGTAATGAGGCGACAGCATTTGAGACCGCTATATCTGCCGGAACTACCGCTCAATACTGGCGCGGGGACAAGTCTTGGCAAACCTTGAATCAGGCGGCGGTGGCGGGATTGACAACAGCAGACAGCCCCAGTTTCGTCAAGTTGACGCTCACGCAAGCCGTGGGGACTGCCCCGTTGACCATAACCAGTACCACGGTGTGTACCAACCTGAACGCCGACCTGTGGGACGGATACCAGTTCGCGGACTACCTGAATCAGGCGGTGAAGACGACTAGTAGCCCGACGTTCAAGGGGATTATCCTAAGCACCCTTATGCCGGGATGGTTGCCCCCCAAGAAGATAACCCTGCCTACCCCGACGGAAAACTTGACGGACTTCACGGTATGGGTTCCAATCACCGCCGACGCCGACATCGGGGGAAACTGTCTATCGACGGGATACGACATTAGGTTTACCCTCTCCGACGGGGTGACCCTTCTCAAATACGAGCGGGTGAGCTTCTCTGTGACCGACGGAAAAGCTACCGGCATTTTCTGGGTCAAAGTTCCAGCGATATCCACGGCGGGGACGTATATTTATTGCTGGTACGGCAACGCCTCGGCGACCGACGGCTCGACCCCTGCGGACTCGTGGGACGCTCACCATGTGGCCGTCTACCACATGCAGGACTACGACACGAGCCACATCCACGACTCGACGGCGAACGCCAACCATGGGACGAAGAAGGGCGCGAACGAGCCGATAGAGGCTGACGGGAAAATAGGGAAGGGGCAGAATTTTGACGGGAGCAATGACTATATCGACCTTGGGACGTTGGGGAATCTAGCAGGAAATGCCCTCACGGTATCTCTATGGGCAAACGTGGATACTCTCGGGAATTACGAACAGTTTATTGACAGCAGTGCGGGGGCAACGGATACCACGGTGCGCCTAGCGATTGGCCCTCGCCAATCTCCCTGGAAAATGATAGTCATAATCGGGGATGGGGTCGGGGTCCAGGTGCTAACTTTTAACTATACGGTTCCAACTGGGGAGTGGCATCTGTATACCGTTGTGCTGAACAACACCGAGGCCATCCTTTACGTAGACGGTGGGCCGATAGAAACGAAGTCAGTAATAAGAACACTGGCCTCTGGAACCTATCGGATAGGAAGAGGATTTAACGCTAGCTATTACTACGATGGACAGCAAGACGAAATCCGCATATCCTCCGTCGCCCGGTCTGCCGCGTGGATAGCCTACGAGTTCGCCAACCAATCCTCCGCCGACGGTGGGCTGACGTGGGGGGCGGTTCCCGCCGACGCCATACAGATATACTCAGCGGACTACGGGGCGGGGGACGCCCGCATGTTCATGCGTGGAGAATCAGGGTACCCGATGTCCATGGGTAATCAGTCCCTATGCGGGGGAGACCAAGCGTCTGGGAATCTTACACTTAGGTCTACGTCCAACGCCACTAAGGGGATAGTCTATTCAGACTCGTATGTCCGGGCGACTACCAACAGATATATCAGGGCCACGGAGATAGCATTAGGGTCGGCTAATCCGGGTGCTTCTGGGGCCACGTGGGTTGACGCCAACGCCAATACTACAGGTGGGTGGAGAGTAACCTCATCGGCCCATGTCTTGAGAGGCGGGGCGAATATACACGCTGATTGGGATGGGGCTAGCGACGCCCATTTATATGTTAAGTTTATATCCAACGTGGATAACACAGGCGGGGCAGACACCGATACGGTTGATATCAAGGCTACGTTCTACTACAAGGGCAAGGATGACGTGGCGACCAGGGGTCAAGTCGTAGAGGTATCAACGGTAGTCGGAAAGACCCCACAATACAAGGGATATGAAGCAGACTTTGTTATCGATTGGGACTACGCAAGCAATGTATTAAAGGTTGGAGACCACATAACGGTGTATGTCAATCTTGAGACAGACACATCAGAGGTGGACGACATTATAATAGTTTCAATGATTGGACTCTACCCGACTAGCCATATCGGGACAGAAGACGGAGATAGATAAGGAGTAAACAATGGGTCAATTTACGTCTGTTCCCGGTTCGGTTTCGGTGGTGGCCGCGCCTACCTTTCGTCTTACGCTTACTCCGCGCGATATCGCGGTTAATAAAGGCGATACTGATATGGTTGCGAGGTTTACTGTAGGAATAGACCGAGACGCGACTTATACCAAACCAGTTTATCTGTCATTGGCTGGGATAGCCGGACTTGAGACAATCACCCCCAACCCCGTTCCCGCCGACGTTTCGGTATCCATAATGGAAATCGACATGACCGGACAGGGTATTGTGGAAATACCGTTTGAAGTATATGGATTTGAGGATAACCCGGAAGGGTAAACTATAACAAGGAGACATTATGAGAATCGAACTGAAAGAATCGCACCTCGAACTTCTTAGGCTCAAGGGTGTGGCAATTCAGGCTACGCAGAACGACTTCAACGCTTATGTAAACAAGATAGCCGAGGAGTTTGGAATCACGGGGGAAGACGCAAAGAACTGGAAGTTTGACGGCAAGGGGTTTGAGAAGGCAGACGCCACCCCCGAAGTCGTTGAACCGGAACTTAAATGAAAGAAGTAGAAGACGAACCCGACCTTACGAGGCCAAGGAATGAACGACAAACTAAGGACTATGCTTATTCGTCACGAGGGGTTACGCCTGTATCCCTATTTGGATAGCGTGGGGAAGATTACAATAGGCGTGGGCCGTAACCTTAGCGACAACGGTATAACTAGCGAGGAATGCCGGGCTATGCTTGATAGAGACATAAGTATGGCCGTCGATGGAGTTGGGTCGCTCTTCCCCGACATTGATACTTGGAGCCCAGCGAGAAGGGACGCCCTTACGGACATGATGTTCAACACGGGAATAACTAGGTTCTCTGGATTCAAGAAGATGATAGGGGCGATAAAAACAGGCGCGTGGATTGCAGCCTCCCGAGAAATGTTAGATAGCCTATGGGCCAGACAGGTGGGAGACAGGGCGATAGAACTCGCCAAGATGGTAGAGACCGGTGAATATGGAAATTAAATGAAAGAAGTAGAAGATGAACCCGACCTTATACGTTCTAAACATTTTATTGATGATAGTTGTCTATTTTTGTGTGGGACTGTTAAGAGACGGATTAGCAACGTGGTACACTCGCTCTGTTTCCCGAGCGTGGGTCTTATCGGCCTCGACTACGGCAGGTTCGATAACACTATTCGACTTTATAATCATAGGAACCATAGCCAAGATGGGGTGGCCGGTGATTCCAATGCTTAGTTATTGCATTGGGTGCGGGGTTGGAACGTATATCTTTATGAAGATAGGTAGAAAATGAGCGAGACAAGACTGTTTGACACGAAACTAACGTCCCAGGATGTCAAAGAGTGGACATTCCAACTTATGAACCGGGAGAACTTTCTGCCTGATTGTTATAGAGACTATAGGTCTTTAATCAAGATTATCGGAGATAAGTTTAGTTTCGAGCCACGGGCGGTTGCCGTTGTCCAACCGGATGGACACCTTGGTGGAATGTACTTTATGGGAGACATATTCCCCGGCCACGAAGGAATGCTGTACATGTGGGTATGGGGCGGGTGGACACCCAGTATGGCAAGACAGGCCGATACCTATGTTAGGTTTATGGCAGACAACTATTCCTTGGCTAGGGTCACGGCCAAGACCCCGTGTGACAAGTTGGGTAGAATCCTTTCGAGGGAACTGTCCTTTACCGAAGAGGGGCGTTTCAAGAAGGGATTTCTGGGAGATGGCAATTTTAAGACGTTAAGACAATATAGAAGGTTATTTTAGAGGAGGGAATCATGGACCCTGTAACGATGGCGGCAATTGCCAAATTTGCTCCAACAGCGATAGCAACGATAGGTTCATTTTTTAAGGGCGGGGGGAAGAAACAACAGTATAGTCCAATGATGACCCCCGAACAACGGGCGTTGATGAATCAACTTTTATCACGCATAAGCCAAGGGATGAAGACTAATCAGAATCCGGGAAGAAGTATTCTACAGAATACATTCTTTAATCAGGGCGGGGGACAGAGTAATCGTTGGTACTAATGAAAGACTATCTCCATAAGGCGGTTTGGTGGAACCGGGAAACCAATAACCCGACACAGAATGCGTATAGGCGGTTCCAGCGTGTTCCGTGGGGAGAAAGACCGGACGTGTTCGCAGAATCGCGGGACAAACTAAATGCGTCAAAGAATCGCCTTAATGAGATAAGGGAGGAACTTTTCCATGATAGACTTCACTAAGTTGAATAAGAGTTACGGTTGGGGGGATATGTCTTATCCTAGGCAGTGGAAACAGGCTGGGGATATCTACAAGGGGCTGTCCCAGTCTGGGTATACCACTCCGCAGTCGTGGACTGACGCTGACTCTCAGCTAAAGAAACTATGGGGCGAAAAAGGTTCCCAGGTCGATGTCAAGGGAATGTTCAAGTCCCTTCTCCCGGCGGCAGAGAGTGCCTATAAGAGACAGGCGCGGCAGTTGAGTACCCAGTGGGGGGCGTCCAACCCCGGCGTGTCTGGTAGTTCTGGACTTGACGCAACCAAGTCACAGGCGTGGGCTGACATGATAGCGCAGTTAGGTTCCCAGTCATTACAACAGGGCCAGCAGTCGGCAGAGGCGGCCACCCAGAGGAGATATCAACTTCCCGGCATAGCCAACCAACTAGGCGCGTCCAGGGCATCTCAGGAAGCCAACTGGCAGGGTTTACTGGAGAACCTTGCTCAAGGGGAACAGAACCTTGGAACCAGTCGGGCGAACCTTCCGTTACAGGTATCCCAGGCGGCCCAACAGTATGAAGTAAGCCCGTGGGAACAGTTAGCGTCAAGCCTAGTTGGGACACCATCGATGACCCCGACAACCTATACTCCAGGAACTATTCAGCGTTTGCTGGGTGTGGCCCAGAACATAGACTGGACTAAATTGTTTGGGGGAGGTGGAGGCGGGACTGGAACCTTAGGGTTGGCAGAGTATTAAGGAGACTATCATGCCTTATGGATACGTAGACCAAGACGCATTGGTGAGGTCGGCCAAGGGGAACGCTTCATGGAATCCCATGTCCCCGGATATCGACTGGGGTAGTTGGCTGGGGGCCATGAACCAGAATCTACAATCTGGTCAAGACCGTAAACGGGCGTTGCAAATGGAGTCCGACACAAACAAGTGGGCCAATCTTTTAAATTCTCTTAAGGTTAGACAGGCCGAAAAGAATCTCAATGCCCCGGTAGAACCGTTGCCAGAGATTTACAATGCCCCAGAAAAAGCCCTTAGAAAGGCCGGAGAATACTTCGGGTACGATATGAGCGATGTGGCCGGGTGGTCTCCGTCGGCTAAACAAGATTTAATAAAGGCCCACACTGGGGCCCTAGAGAGAGAAAAGATAAATAAGATTCTATATCCACAGGGACATGTAGCAAAAGAAGACAAACCGTCCGATTTCGATAAGAAGGTTTCCAACGCTCGGGCCTCATTTAAGGCTGGAAAGCTTACACAGGAACAACTCACCCAGGTAGAAACAGGATACCCTCTTACCGTCACCCCCGTGGCCGATAAACGGATACGGCAGAAGATAGACCTTGATACCAGGAAAGCCCTATCCAACGCAAGGGGTACCAAGAAGATAGACGAAATAGAGTCCATAAAGAACGACCTTGGGTTAGATTTAACCATGCCAGAGAAATACAACTTGTCCCAGAAAAGGGTCGAGGGAGACGTTGGGGATGACGAGGACTTTAAGACCATAAACAAATACGACGCTATGTTTAAATTCTTTTGGGACAATCTTCATAACAAGGTTAAATTTAAGGATTTCTTTTTATCCCCAACGGCCAGAGACAAGGACATAGATGTTGATGCCATAAAGAAGTGGTATGACATTTATGATTAGCACCATGCCTAATCAACACATAACATTATCCCCAGATGAAGAGAAGAAGTTTCAGTTCTGGTATAAGACGTGGGCTAGGAAGGCCAACATAAATCCTAACCCAGACGACCCGTTGCATTATTATGACTATCGGGCGGCATACAAGGCTGGAGTCAAACCACAGATAGACCCGACGGACAAGAAGTACCATTGGGATAGTCGATTTAAGGATGACGAACATCCCAATAGATTCGTTAATGGGGAGGACACCAAAACCGGGGAACCAGAAAGCACGGAAGATTACTATAAGAAATATACAGAAGATTTCCAGAAGTGGAATAAACTTCCGACCAAGGGGAAGTCTTGGATTAACTATTTACCCGAAGAGATAGTCAAGGGGTCTCCATTCATACAGAAAATGATGGCAATATCAGGAAGCCCAACGGCGCAAGCCGTGGGCCGGGCATACCAACCGGTTCAGGAAAACATATCTCCAGAAAAGATAGTTAGTGGACTTGGAAATCAGGTTAGGTCTTTCACCGAGGGAATAGCTGGAACGCTAACCCCGCAAAAAATAGGTGAAATGCTTAAACAGAAGGAGCAGGAAAAGGATAACGTCAGGCCATTCCTTGACATAGTTGAATCTGGCGGGACTGTTCCGATGCCCCCGAAGGAAGAGAATGTTGGAATAATTAAGAAGGCCGGAGAGATAGCTGGTGGACTTGGACGATTTGCCAAAGAATCAGTTTCGTATATCCCTGAACTATTGGCCGATTTTACTTCCAATCCATTAAAGACAATTGAAGAGAGGCCATTAGATATCCTGTTTATGATAGAGGGTTCGGCTGGCCCCAAGTTGCGTGCCAAGGCGCGTGCCATTAAAACCAAATTATCTGCCAAGGGATTTGAAGCGGTTAAGCCGGAGATTGAAAATATAGTTAAAGAATTTCAGGGGGAATACTCGCCAGAAGCAGAAACGGGGATGACCTATGGGCCGGGTGGGGAACAGATAGGAAGAAACGTCCCTATCCCACCTACATATAAGGCAACTCCACCCAGCGTTGTTGAGGGAGCGGAGGGGACACTTGGGCCGGTTCGACCACGCACCTTAACAGAGATACAGAGCCGCAAGGTTCCCGGACTTACTACGGAGCAGACTGGAGAAGGCGGGTGGAGCCCCGAAGCCCTGTCTAGACAGAAGGGTTATGCCTATTCTATCTATGATACCAAGACCGGAAAGATACGACCACTTCCGGGGGTGGACGCCATAGATTATCAACCCAAAAGTTTCGAGATTAAAATACAGGAAAACAAGATTACCGGGAAGAAGGAAGTCATAGACCAAGGGACGGGGGCCCAGGGGCGTCGCGTTCCGGGACTTACGATAGAACAACGTCCGCAGAGAACTCCGTCAACCCAAGAGATGTATGCAGAACCATTACCCGGTTCGGAAGAGTGGATGGCCGAAGCGTTGAAGAACGCTAAACCTAGGGAAGGGTTTGAGTCTGCCATTCCAGTAGAGGGTAAACTTGGGAGAACAGCAGAACAGCCCGCGCCTCCGGTAGAAAAAACCCCGATGCTTACTAGAGATAAAAACTATGCTAGGCCCATACCGGGTGCTTTGATTACCGTAGTGGACGACGCGGGAAGACCCATATTGAACAGCAAGGGTCAACCCATGTCTATTGCGGAGTATACAAAACAACAGAGAACCCAGCAGAATATTAAAGCCGCCGAGGACTTTATAGTGGCGACAACTGGTTCAAGGGTTAATCCTCCTGAACCACCGGTATCTAAGGTTCCCAAAACTCCAGCACAACAGTTGGTTTCTGAGGTATCCAAGGCCAAGCCGGTTTCTAGGGAACAGCAAGTGTCTTATTCTAAAGAGCGCGGGGCTAGGATGGCCGCATTTAAGAAGAGGGCAGAAGAGGAAGGATTGACCGGACAGGCGTGGTCTGAGGCGTTGTCTGGTTCTCAATCGGGGGCCTTGTCTAAAATAGAACGCACCCCAATCATAGATAACTTTACCCCCGAAGCGATAGATGGTCTTGTGGATATGGCGAGAACCTATCCGTATCTATCTGATTTTGAGAAAATATCTGTTACCGACAAAAAAACAGGTGGATTGTTTAAACTTCTACGCGGAGAGAACGTCCAGCCCGAACAGTTAGTTAAAATGCAGGAAATATACGGGGCAGACTTGGTTAGGGCCTTGAACAAAAACAAGACATTCGCACAGAAGGCCATGGAGTTGCTTTATGAAACTGGGAACATTCCGCGTTCCTTGATGGCTTCGTTCGACTTATCGGCCCCGTTCAGACAGGGGGTTTTCTTTGTCACCAGGCCCAAACAGTTTGTTCCGGCCATGGGCCAGATGTTTAAATATTTTGGTGAACCAGGAGCATACGAGAAGTCTTTAACCGAAATAAGACAACGCCCAAATTACCCGCTAATGAAGAAGGCGAAACTATCATTAACAGATGTAGGGGCAATAGCCACCGAAAGGGAAGAGACGTTTATGTCCACCCTGGCAGAGAAGATACCTGGTGTCAAGGCTTCCAACCGGGCCTACTCGGGTTTCCTTAATAAACTTCGGGCAGACGTGTTTGATGATATATTAAAGAAAGTAGAAAAGACAGGCAAGGTAAACATTGAACACGACCCAGCGTTCTTGGATTCCCTTGGCAGATTTATAAATTCGGCAACCGGGCGTGGAAAGATAGCTGGGTTTGAGAAGGCCGGAAAGGCACTCAATGCTTTCTTTTTCTCTCCCCGACTTATGGCTTCACGTATTAACATGTTAAACCCAGCTTATTATGCCAAACTGCACCCGTCCGTTAGGGCAGAAGCATTAAAGTCTGTTGTGGCTAACTCTGCCGTGGCGGCGTCCGTATTGGGATTAGCAAAGTTGGGAGGGGCAGATGTTGACCTTAACCCCACATCGTCTGATTTTCTAAAGATGAAGATTGGTAATACGCGTTTGGATATCATGGGCGGCTTTTCTCAATACGCCAGACTTATCGCGGGGGTTGCCGACTATACAGCGAAGGAAATAAACAAAGATATCCTTGGAAACAGCAAACAAAAGATAACAAGAAGCGGGTGGGATATCGTGTCCAGGTTCTTTGAAACAAAGGAGGCTCCGGCCATATCTATTTACACGGATTTCCTTAAGGGAAAGGGATTCGTTACCAACAACTTTAACCTCCCCAAGGAAATAGCCGACAGATTGGTTCCCATGGTAATCCAAGATACTTGGGACTTGTTTAAGAATGACCCCGAAACCCTTTACATGATAGTTCCCGGGATATTCGGTATTGGTCTACAGACATATGAGGAAAAACCTAAGAAGAAAAAGAAGATATACTAATGAACAAAACAATCTGGATTATATTCATTTCCCTAGTCTTAGTCTTGTCTTTCTTGGTTGTCCGGGATTGTAAAACATCTAAACAGTTATCCGAACTGGCTGACATTGAGAAGAATTATGAGGCGTACAGGGCCATCGCCATGGCCGACCATGAAATACAGCAGGGTATCATAGACAAGAAGAAGGCAGAGATAGCAGAGCGGGACAAAGTTATCGTTTCTCTGAATGAGGAAATCAATAAAACAGAGGCGGCCAGACAGTCGCTTTCCAACCGGTTGGACGAATTGCAGAACGCTGAACCGTCTTATCCCGAACTTGAGAAACACCCGTTGGTGCTTAATCTCCGTGAACAAATAAAGACCTTGGAAAACATGTACAGCCTAGCGATAGAAACCATAGATAAACAGTCCTTAGTTATCGACGCGTGGACTACTAAGTATAACCTACAAGTTGGGATAAGCGCGGCGTGGGAAAAACAGTATAATGATGAAAAGGCACTCAGGCTGATGTCCGAGGGGTTATCAGATAAGTGGAAACTGGCGGCTCAAAGGGCTGACAAGAACAACAAACTGTACAAGGTACTGGCGATAGCTGGCGGGGCAATTGCTGGATACGCACTAATAAAATAGGGAGGATTTCATGCACATCTTGGGGTTTTCTGTTACCGAGTTCATAACTGGACTAATTGGGTTGGGAGTTACCATTGTTGTTGTGGTGCGAATGTGGAAAGAATATCACGCGCAGAAACGGGGACTATTGGGGAATCCCAAGCGGTGTGAAGACCACGAGAGTCGGATACGGGAAACCGAGAAGACATTGAACGGTATCCCCTCGCGCCTAACGAGCATGGAGGGGGACATATCGGATATCAAGGTCGATGTTAGAACGTTACTTAATATGCATTTGAAACCTTAAAGGAGAAACATGTTTACTAAACTTATCGGTTCACTCAAGTCGTTGGTTGTCAATCTTTGGGCCAAGATTAAACTTATCCACTGGGGTTATGGGGCCTTCCTTGCGTGCTATGCCGTGGCTATGTACAGTCACGTTCTTAAGTTTGTTGTTGGAGACCTCATGGGGTTTGTTCCCTTGAAGTCCACGTTTGTTGAGGCGGTGGCCCTGTATATCGTTGCGGTTATTGTCCTGGGGATAATGCGCAAGCACGATGCCTAAGAACAAGACCGCCTTCCAACAGGCCGTGGCTGACCTTAGGGAAGAGAATGCCGACAAGTTGAAACCTATCTTTGACGCCATGTATAAGATAGCGACCGGGGACAAGTCTGAAGATAAGGACTCTGTAAACGCGGCCAAAGTATGCATGTCACTATTGGGGACACCTAAACCTCCGACCGAGAAGAGTGAAGCATCTAAAGAGACGGCCCCGGAAGAACTTGAACCAGATGAATTAACAGAGGAAGAGTCAAACGAAATAGATGAACTTCTCAACGCCTAACCATCGCCATAAATGGCGGCAACTTAGGGAACTGTCTAATCGGTCATTTTTCCACTTCGTTAGAATAGTAAACCCTCCGCCCCCAAAGTGCGCTCCGCCTAGTAGGCAGATACACAAGCCCTTATGTGATTTCTTCCAGGATAAGTCTATCTATCGGAAGGCAATTGCCATGCCCCGTGACTGGCTGAAAAGTTCTCTGTACACTAAATGGGGGGTACTCTATGACTATCTCCAGAACAATGAGTGTAGAATACTGATAGCCGCCGAGAACGAGAACCTTG